ATGCTCACCGTTAAACAGATTGAAGCGGCAAAGCCGAAAGAGAAACCATACCGACTTGTTGATGGTAATGGTCTGTACCTTTATGTCCCTGTATCCGGAAAAAAGGTCTGGCAGCTTCGCTACAAGATTGACGGTAAAGAGAAAATCCTGACTGTCGGAAAATATCCGCTTATGACTTTGCAGGAGGCAAGGAATAAAGCATGGACTGCGAGGAAAGACATCTCGGTTGGCATAGATCCGGTAAAGGCGAAAAAGGCTTCGTCTAACAACAATTCTTTTAGTGCAATTTACAAGGAATGGTACGAGCACAAGAAGCAAGTTTGGTCGGTAGGCTATGCAAATGAACTTGCAAAAATGTTTGATGACGACATTTTACCTATCATCGGCAGCCTTGAAATTCAGGATATTGAGCCGATGCAACTTCTTGAAGTAATCCGCAGGTTTGAAGATCGCGGTGCAATGGAGCGAGCCAACAAAGCACGCAGAAGATGCGGCGAGGTTTTCCGTTACGCTATTGTCACCGGAAGGGCTAAATATAACCCAGCACCTGACCTTGCAGACGCCATGAAAGGATACCGCAAGAAGAACTTCCCGTTTCTTCCTGCAGACCAGATCCCGGCATTCAACAAAGCACTGGCAACATTTTCAGGAAGTATCGTATCGCTCATTGCGACCAAAGTTTTACGCTACACAGCCCTAAGAACGAAAGAGCTTCGTTCCATGCTATGGAAGAACGTCGATTTTGAAAACAGGATTATCACCATTGACGCCAGTGTGATGAAGGGACGCAAAATTCATGTGGTTCCTATGTCAGACCAGGTAGTTGAACTTCTCACTACGCTAATCTCAATCACCAAACCAGTATCAGAGTTTGTTTTTGCCGGGCGCAACGATAAGAAGAAGCCAATCTGTGAGAACGCAGTGCTACTTGTGATCAAACAAATCGGATATGAGGGTCTGGAAAGCGGTCACGGATTCAGGCATGAATTCAGCACGATTATGAACGAGCACGAATGGCCCGCTGATGCTATTGAAGTGCAACTGGCACATGCCAACGGCGGTTCTGTGCGTGGAATTTACAACCATGCTCAGTATCTCGATAAGCGCAGAGAAATGATGCAGTGGTGGGCGGACTGGCTTGATGAAAAGGTGGAGTGATCCGCCTTAAAAACTATCGAATAGCACAAAGCCTTGCAATCCAGTGAAAAGCTTTGTGTGTATGAGTTTTTTCTCATCAACTACCGCAAGTCATCGATCGATTGAGACTAGGATGATAGACTCCATGCCTTTAATTATTAGCTGATAGAAGAAATGTTAAAGCTATTTGCAAAGTACACCTCGATTGGTGTGCTAAACACACTTATACACTGGGTGGTTTTTGGTGTCTGTATCTATGCAGCGCATACAAATCAGGCTCTGGCAAACTTCGCAGGTTTCGTTGTGGCAGTGAGCTTTAGCTTCTTCGCGAATGCAAAATTCACATTCAAAGCATCGGCTACAACGATGCGCTACATGTTATATGTCACGTTCATGGGAGCGCTTAGCGCTGCTGTTGGATGGGCTGCTGATAGATGCGCACTTCCCCCAATCATTACTCTTATAACCTCCTCCGCCATCAGCCTGGTGTGCGGTTTCGTCTATTCAAGGTTAATTGTCTTTAGGAGTGCGAAATGAAGATATCTCTTGTAGTTCCTGTCTTCAATGAAGAAGAGGCGATACCAATTTTTTATAAAACGGTGCGTGAATTCGAAGAGTTGAAGCCATATGAAGTAGAAATTGTTTTTATAAATGATGGTAGCAAAGACGCTACTGAGTCAATTATTAATGCTCTGGCTGTTTCAGATCCTCTAGTTATTCCTCTGTCATTTACTCGCAACTTTGGTAAAGAACCAGCATTGTTTGCAGGGTTAGACCATGCTACTGGAGATGCCGTGATTCCAATTGATGTTGACCTGCAAGACCCGATTGAGGTTATCCCTCATCTTATTGAAAACTGGCAGGCTGGCGCCGATATGGTGCTGGCAAAGCGTTCAGACCGCTCTACAGATGGGCGTCTGAAGCGCAAGACAGCAGAGTGGTTTTATAAGCTTCACAATAAAATCAGCAATCCGAAGATCGAGGAAAATGTTGGCGATTTCCGGCTGATGTCCCGCGATGTAGTGGATAATATTAAGCTTATGCCAGAACGCAATCTTTTCATGAAAGGCATTCTTAGTTGGGTTGGTGGGTCTACAGATGTAGTTGAGTATGTCCGTGCTGAGCGGATAGCCGGCAGCACGAAATTCAATGGATGGAAATTATGGAACCTAGCACTTGAAGGTATAACAAGTTTCTCCACTTTCCCTCTGCGTATGTGGACTTATATTGGGCTATTCGTAGCTGGAATGGCTCTTTTATATGGCACATGGATGATTATCGATACCTTGGTGTTTGGGAATCCGGTTCGCGGTTACCCATCACTTATTGTATCCATTCTCTTCTTAGGCGGAATTCAGCTTATAGGAATTGGCGTACTTGGTGAATATATAGGAAGAATTTACATAGAGTGCAAAGATAGACCTAGATTTATTATCAAGAGAATGAAAAATGAATAAAACAATTAAAATCAACTTCTACATACTATTTATTATTTTGTTTTTTATTATAACATGTAATATTTACTACTATGATGATGTATTTAGATCGTATTGGGGATATTATGGTTGGTCTGAAGATGGAAGGCCTTTTGCAGATTTATTCTATAAATTATTTATTTTCTTTAGATCTGAAAGCATACCAGATATTTACCCACTACCACTAATTTTAACGTCTGTGCTTCTTGTTATATCACTAACAAAGGCATTGCAAAATATACTATCAAAAGATGGGGTTATAGTTAATATAACTTTTGCAATATTTATGCTTAATCCTTTTCTTTTGTCTAATATGCTATTTAGATATGATGGTGCATTTATGATTTTATCTATTGCACTTTCGGCTATTCCGTTCATTTTTACAAAAAGTAGAACATTCGCCATATCATCACTACTGTGCCTAACAATATCGCTTGGATTGTATCAGGCCTCAATAAATGTGTATATTGGACTTGCATCAGTAGTGGTTGCAATGGAAGCATTGAAAGGGGAAAAGTTTACATCTATAGCCAGCAGAGTGCTATTATCTGTTACATGCGTAGTCTCTTCATATGTTATATACTCAAAATTAATACTTGAATCATTATCTTTAAATAATAACTTCTCGAAATATGCTCAAATAGTTGAATTAAATAAAGGAGGAGTCATCAATGTTTATGAGAATATAATTAACGCAGTTAAAAAAATTGATGTTGCTCTTCATAGTGGTATTGGAACACCTCTTTATATATTTCTATCAATAATAGCCATATCATCTGTGTGTGTTGCCATTAAACGAAAACAATTTCAGTTACTATTTTTTATTGCTATATCTATTTTAGGTTGTTTCTTTTCTTCTTTTGGTGTGTCTGTCTTTGGGAAATCGCCAGTATTTGTGTCAAGGATATTTATCGGATTTGGTGTTTTTATAATGGCAGTTCCTTTGATTGGCTCAGCACTTCTTAATTGGAAACTTAATTACTTACTATCATTATTCATTGCAATTCCTATGCTGTCCATCTTTTTTGCCACCATTAATGCCTCAAGAGAGGAATTTAAATTCCAAAACAATTTATCACTTCAAATGATTAATGATATTAATCATAGCAAAGCTAAATATCTCGACTTTGTTGTTATTGATGGCTATGCGAAGAACTCCTCTGTTGCAAGCATAAATAAGAAAATATTTCCCGTAATATCTGATATATTGCCTCCTGTCTTTACAAATAGATATGATGGTGGGGTTTTTACATTGATGAGAAATGGACTAAAAGATGTTGTTAGTGCTGAGTCATCAGCTGCAGACAACGCGGTATCAATATCAGATGACGGAAATCTAATTTCTGACAATAATATATATAGCATTCATGCGACCAAAGATATTATTGTAATAAAATTAAAATAACCCCTAGCCCCCCTCCCGCATCAACTCCAGTAATGGCGGGAGAGGGGCTACAAAAAATCAAATATCACTAAGAAAAAATCCAATTACCATACATTCCAGTTATTTCACTATATGTGCCTTCTTTATTTTTTAATTTAATCCAAGCGCCGAATTCAGTGGTGGCTACTTGCGTTACTTCTGAAGAGTTACTTACAAACCTTATATTTGCTACACCTATTGCTCTACTTGGTGATGAGATTGTCATAGCTCTTATTATTTTTAACTCTCTGAAATCACCAGTGCTACTTGCAATTATATCAATATCATTAGTGCTATGGTTAAATATAATGGTGTTATTTAACAGCTTTGTATTTTGAAAAGATGTTATTGTGGCAATCCCTCCAATAAATCCTCTTATCTGGGCCGGGCCAGTATCTCCACTATCATAGGCTAATGATGTGGTTATATTATCTTCCTCCTTTCCTATATGTATATCAATAAAGTACTCTTTTAAACTAATACCAGCCAAAACTAAAAATGTTGATATAGTAGATGTACATTTTTTAATAACCAGATTCTTAAAATTTCGAGATAACCCGCTGCTTATTGGATCAATAGTTCTAGGTAATAATCTGATTATTTTATCCCCACCAGCTATAGTAGTTTCATCAACAATTTCACCTATTTCCACAAAAAGGCGGTCATCCCCCAGCATTTCAAAAACACAAAAGTCTAAAGGAGACGTTTTAAATACCACTCTATCAATTAAGATTTTCCCTATACCATTTCCCATAACTCTAGTAGCTGTCACCCCTCTGTTAGTCACATTCGTTAGTGTTGTATTCCCCGAGATGATTACATCAGCTACAAGACTGTCAGGGAAAATATTAAGTTCCAAACCAGTATACGCACCATTGATGTATGGGTTTGAGATTTCACAATTAATCAGCCGAGGGACAGTGTGTCCAGGCACACTTTCGTCTGCCTCTGGTTCAATATCTATGCCAGATTTCGGCATAGCACCTGTAACACCTCCGTAGTCACCAATATTATAAATCTCAGGATTAACTATTATTATGTTTTCACCTGACGTTAGGCTTATACCGTTACGCCTGCATTGTTTGATGATCGGTTTTTCTATATAGATATTTTCTGGGACCGTGCCATCGGTAGTCCCCCACTTCATGCCTATATATATTCCGTCGCCAAACATGTTGGTATACAGTCCACCAATAATACGAATATTAGAGGATTGAAGTATTGTAAGCCCCCACCCATGTTCTCCTTCGGATGTGTTTGTTAACCGATCACCTTCCAGTACAGGATTATAAATATTTACATTTTTAACACCGTTTGCTATGTAAATGATATGGCTTTGTGGCCTGTTTTGATTTGCTAGTTTTAATGCCCCATCCTTTTCAAACCTTATAGTGCTATTATCTACGCATCTTAACACAGATTTAAAAGCATCATTTCCAGGTGAAAAAGGGTCTTCATTCACAGCCATCAAGTTTTCAAATGATTTATCTATAATGAATTCTGCACCAATAGACGCTGCGGATTCATACGCTTTTTGTAGTGTTTGTGCGTCATTGCAAAAATCAGAAGCATAAATAGAGCTGGTTTTCTTTAATTCAAATATCCTACCGTTTCTGCTCCTGATAATTAATATTCCATCTGGGGTGAGCGTGGGGGTGGATGATTCATAAACATATCTACCATGAATCATTACATGATTAAATATATCTGGGACATCCTCTTGCTCTATATTAATAGCAACATATATAAGTTTATTACTTAACTCCCCCCTTAACTGATCAGGGTCATACTTCAGCACATTCTGGAAATAGAACTGCTGTACGCCATACGCATCATAAACAGCCATAGAATGGCCTTGCACGGTTACGAACTTGGCAATCTGTCCGTTATATACAGGGTAACCAGCAGCGTTAATGATGATTGGTTGCGATACAGGAACGTGAGAGCCGTCTTCGTTCTCCACATAAACCTGAATCTGGTTTTCAGGATTTACCGGGTCAGTATCAATTTTACCGATATAAATTTTGCCATTAGCTACGGCTTTAAAAGAACGCGCCATAGTGAAGAGTTGCGAAGGCATGCTAACTACAACATTGGCTGTAATGTCTGTCATTTAATTTGCTCCAGATACAAGGAATCGCCGCAGCATGGCTACGGTGAATTTTGGGCATAAAAAAACCCAGCCGAAGCTGGGTCGTTGCGTTGGTTATCTGTCAGTAGTTATGTACTGAAGGAGGTAATTCTTTATTCTTAAGTCTCATCCATGCGGAAAGATTCGTTGGTCCGTCTGGCTCATTAATATCAACATCTCGTGTGTGATTGATTAAAACGTCTCTCGCCATTCCGATAACATACGAGAACTCATGACCGTAGTCGTAGCATCTGCCGGAATAGTTCGATTGAATTTGTTTTAGCGCCGGATACAGTTCGCGGAATAATGCCTGTGAGCGGTTAGCATAATCCCATAACCATACAAGGCTGTTTGCTTCTTTTGCAGAAAGCTCGTCGGTTTTCTTCTCTTGTTTGCCAATGAACTCGCCTTCAAGCACTACCCTGTGGATGTACTCTACGGCCAGCGGGATTTGTTCAATTGAAAGTTCATCAATACTGTCAATACCAAAACGCTGATGAACCATATTGTATGCATCGTCATAGCGAAGTCCTTTCTTTCCTACCAGCATGTTTACTGCATCGCGTAGCGGTGTTCTTTCCTCAACAGTGGTTTTCTTTCCTTTTACATACTCGCCATGTTTGCGAATTGAAGGCAGAACTTCTGCTGTTACCCATTTGCGGAATTTGTGCGGGACTGAACCTTTATTGACTGCATCGCGGCAGCGCAGAACCAATGTATACATACCTGATTCGCTCACAATGCTTAGATTCTGCTCACCACCAAGGGTGTAACTTAAAGTTACTCCCTTTTCATCGTCATCAAGTGCAGTAAGCGCCTTGCGTGAGTTAGTCAAAGCTAAAGCATCACAAACATCTTTAGCTACAAACCACGGCTCACCGCACTTGTTGATGACGCGGATTTCACTGTCGCCGAATTTGAAGATGGTGAAATCGTTTTGTGCCTTTGCTATACTTTTCATGTCAATATTTCCTAATCCGATTTGTTGATACCGAAGCCCTGACTGTTACAGCAGTTGGGGCTTCAACTTTTTAGGCTGCGAATAAGACGCTGCACTATTTCTGAATTTAAAGACCTGCCCTCCTCCTTAGCCTTTTCCTTCAATTTTTCTTTAATCTCTGGCGGGATACGAATCCCTAATGGAGCGATATCTCTAACTTTCATTTCTTTCCCAATTGCTACACCATGATAACTAAATACTACACCGTGTTTATTTAAAGTCAAAATTTTTTTGCCTACACTGTGTAGCAATGCTACAGCGTGCAGGAGGAAAAATGAAAGGTGCAAGAGATATCAGTCCCTTGGGAATTAGGATTCCAGACTATTTAAAGAAACGCATTCAGCAGGAAGCGGATAAAAACGGCAGATCAATGAACTCAGAGATTGTGCTTATCCTTCAAAAACATGTTGATAATCTTGATGGCCCTCGCTCACTTGAAGGATTCGCTAACCAAGAAGCTGATAAATTCAAAGAGGCGCTGCTTGAGACGCTGAAAACCATGTATGGCAAGGATGAAAAATGAACAAAAAACAGTTTATTAAGTCAACAACGTCAAGCAAGGAAGAGCTAGAGAAGGAGCTAAACTCCCTGAAATATGCTCTGTGCCTGGTTTACTCAAGACTGCCAATGGAAGATAAAAACGCCATTTACAATGAAATGATTAACAGCCTTGATTTTAACGATAGAGACCTAGCATCCCACCTCAACAGCTTCCGCGTCCCTGAGTAATTCTATTGCGGATTTGCTTCTTACGGTGGTTTAAGCTGGAGAGCTTGGCTTCTGCTTCTGATATTTGCGCATCAAGATCTTTAAGCTCAAGATCTGAAAGTCGCTGGTCAAGCAGGGTTTGGTTCAACTCAATGTTGTTCAGGCGTTCTTCTATGGTCATGATTTCTCCTTGTTGAGGTTGATGTGAAACGATTGATTGTATACGCACTCTTTTGTTAGCTAGTAGCTTTGCTTAATCGCAAGATAAAGTTTCTGATTAATCCCTAAAAATCAAAAAATAAAGTTAAAACAGGTACATGATATGGAATGGATCATAGGATTTGTTGTTCTTGTCTTCATAGCCAGTATGTTTAAACCAAGAAGTTGCGATATCTGTGGTGCTGGATTTAAGAAAAAGTACTTCACATGGACTATCGATGGAAAGAAACAGCATCTTTGTCCGTACTGCAACAGTAAAATGGAGAGACGCAACAGCGATAGGCGCTTTAAGGATCGATTTGGTTAACCATTTTATCTCCAACAAAAAACCCACCTGACGGTGGGTTTCATTTCTTAATCTTGCTTCGTGGAAGGTATAAGAGATGCATTTGCCTCTTTTGGCTTCAATGTATACATCCCACCATTAAATGGATCAACAGCAAGCCAACCAATTAACCCACCAAACACAAGGTTTCCACCAATATACCAACCATTAGCATTGGCTTTGATTGGCAGGGTAACTGATTCGTACCCATCCTTTTCCATAGTGATCTGGTAGCTCTTTTTGCCAAAATAACTACCATCTGACTTGGCAAGAGTTACTCCTTGTGGAGTCTTGCCTTGCGCAACAATCACGCCTGATTCATCTTTTACCTTAAAGCTCGCACCGGAAGGGTTGCTGTTCACTTGCACAAGTTGCGTTTCATCACCAACAATAGTTGCGCACCCAGATAACATCATAGCGCCAGCAACGACGCCAATAATCCTCTTCATATCAATTTCCATATTTAAAAAACCGGAAACATCCTAATGACAAACCATTCAAATGTGAAGTAGGCAAAAGATGTTTACTTTTTTCATGATATCCTGTGAAAAACTAAGGAGAGTTAACCATATGAAAAAATCACTGTTAATTATCCCGCTTCTGCTGGTTGGATGCGCAAAAGTAAGTGACTATCAAGCAAGTTGCGAACAACGCTATCACAAGCTTAGCGATATGGCTAATTGCCTTGATGCCAGTGTGAAGAACGACTCACGCATGGCATCAGCACCAACACCTAAGTTGTATGTCCTTGCTGCAAAGATGCTCGGGCAAGGTGTCGATGAAGGCAAGATAAGTGACGCACAGGCAAGGCTTGAGCTTCAGAATCTTTATGTTCAATTACAAAGCCAAGAACAAGCCCAACAAATAGCACAAAGCCAAGCATTCCAGCAGGCTTTATTGAATTATCAGGCTGTAAACACAATGCAAGCGATCGAGCAAAAAGCGAGACAGCCTGTTATAACTCAACCCTATCCAACACGCGTTGACACTTACACAAACTGCAATTCAGGGTTTGGAAATACAGTCACATGCAACAGTAGCAGTAACATAAGATAACAATCAGCAAAGGTATCGCCTATGCAGAGTGGTACGATAAACCTCGCGTTCTACATATTTGGTTTTTGCACGTTCCTGGTATTTGCGAAGCTATTCTGACAACGCATCAGACTTGGCACCCTGAGTAATGGCGTTAATGGCCTTTTGCGCCTGCTGCATAGCTTTCTCAAACGCTGTTGATCCGCGTGGGGTATTTGCCATTCGGAGCATTGCATTTCTGAATGGCTCGCTCTCATAGGCGCGAGTAAGAAGTCCGTAGCTTACCGCTGCGCCAGTTGTCGCCGGGTTCATTGCCGTCCCATACCCGATAATGAACGGGATGGTTTGCTGCCCTGTTGGTGTTGTTACTGCTGCTTTTGCAGCCTGCTGCGTGGATTGCAGGTAGTTTTTCAATCCTTTCAGATAAGCGGCTTCCTGACCTTTAAATGTGATGCCAGTCTGGTTTTGCAGGATGTTAAGCTGCCGAAGGAACTGGTCAGGGGATCCGCCAGATTTCTCCATCGCCTTTCCAATGATGCCATTGCGCATTTGCGCCCTGCCAACACGACCAACTGAGTTATACAGCGTCTTAATTTCCGATTTGTTCTTGCTGAATAGCATGTTGTTGACAACTTCCGGCGTCAGGTCGCCTTTCATGAGAACATTCTTCAGCCTGGTATTCTTTAGTTTCGCCGCTTCGTCAGCGTAGACGGCATTGGCCTGCTGATATTTACGGAGAGTATCGTTGCCAAGATTCTGACCAATGGCACCATTGATATCGTCTGTCATTGCCTTGTAAACGCGCTGAATGGCAGCATCGGAACGGTTTGGTAACACTGGTCGTTCCCCCTTCACGTCCATTCTGAACTGGCTGCGCAGATCGCTTAATTGCTTCAAATCCAGATTTACCGGACCATCAGGACTAGCATTGCGAATAAGCTCATCACGATAGGATTGAAGTTTTGAAATCGTCTCGTTATCAGCGACCTTACCAAGCTTCTGCAGGTTAGATATCTCAGTATCAATCTGCTGAATTGCTCGCACAGGCTGAATGTTTACTCCAGCCATAGCATTCTGAACCTGCTCCAGTCGATTACCGGCAGCACGACGAATTCCTGATGTTTTCGCTTTAAGGCTGTCAATAACAACTGCCGGATCGTACTCGCCGAATTTATCAGCAAATCTCTGCACCAACTGGCTTCTCGCTTCCTGTTGCGTTGCTCTCATTCCGCTTGTGCCAGCCAGAGGGATATTTTCTGCTGTAGTCTGCGCCATTTTTCCGACGCGGGAAGTTGGTTGTAACAGGTCTGTGGTGTGCAGAGGAACTCCTTCACGCTCTGCAAATCTGATAGCCTGTTGCGCTTCTGGTGCGATAGCACCACGAACGCCACGATAAGCAGCACCTAATCCACGTCCGGCAGCGTTAATAGCACCGCCAGCCAGCACACCAACGCCTAAATCGGTGGCGAGTGCTTCCGCATCATCTTTCGCACTGTTTGCAGCAAGTGATCCAACTGCGTTTTCTGCGAGAAGGCGAGTTGCCCCCTGAGCAATTCGACCAGCAAGTGTTGGTGCCTGTGTTGCCGCTCTCTCAACGCCAGCAGGAGTGAGGTAAGGCAATGCTTCAGCAAACACCCTGCCCTCTGTCGTTTGTGGAGTCAGCGCGCCTTGCTGAAGGCCAAAGTCCTGCTCTAATCCCTGCGTTGTTACTCGTGGCGCTGGTTGATATGTACCATCGCCAATGCCGAGTTTACCGCCAGCCCATGCAGCCGCACTTGTTACAGCATCGGCAACTGATGCAGGTATGTTTGCCACGTTCACGCCAGCCTGCACCAGTCCGCGACCAGTCTCTTTTACTGCTTCGCCAAGATCAGACATAAATCCACTTTGCTGTGGTTGTTGCTGTGCTACTGGTTGCTGTGTCTCCACTTGCTGCACAGATGGCAATGGATAGGCAGCATAGAAAGCTTGCTTAGCCTGCTCTGCATTTTCTCCGGCTTGCGGGGCCACGACTTCATTGAAGTATTGCTCCTGAGCCTGCGCTTTTTGTTCTGGTGCTAACGCCTGATACTGTGGAGAGGCGATAACATCTTTCCATGCTTTAGCCATTAATCACCCCATAGTGAAGAAAAGTTACTGCCAGTAGTAGATTGTTGCCCTGGCATATTCTGCACCGGCTCCTGATAATCAAACTGTTTTTTAACAGTGCTCAACTTGCTTTCAAGCTGATTTCTAATCTTTCCGATAGAGTCACGAAAAGCCTTTTCACTCATTTTGGGGCTTAGGGCACCAACCGCATCGGATAATTTTTTACCCTCAGCATCTGAAAGAGCGCCCATACCCTTCAGGGACTGCACCATAGGAAGGAATGTTTGAGCTTTAAAGGTGTCGAGCCTTGCTTCAAAGTTAGCCGCATCAGAGCCAGGAACTGTCGGAAACGCTGAGCGAATTCCTACTGCTTTTGAAAGGCCGGGGCTTTGCTCTATCTCGTTGAGAGAATCAAGCGCGGTGCTGAACGTATCAACTGCACCCTGAGCGGCGGCCTGCCTGTCAGCGCGGGCTATGTCAGCCTTTTGCCGAACATCTGCCTGTTTCTGTTTTAGCTCTTCAAGCTTTAACTGATTGCTTTCTCTGGCTATCTGTCTGTCCAGAGCCTTTTCTTGTAATTCTGCTCTTTGTATTTCGCGGGAAAGAGCAGCATTCTGTGCGCTGATGTTCTGTCCACGTATCTGGATGTCCTGACCACGCGCTGTTAGTGCTTCTCCAGCCTGATTGCTGCGGATTGTCTCTGCCAGCCTACCTCGGTCAATCTCACGACCAGCCATCTTGTCCTGAACATTGAAGTAGTCAATCGGACCGAGAGCAGCCATCCCAAGGTGATCAACAAACTCACCAAATCCTGAAGGATTCTGCTGATACATCTGAGCAACGTTATTAGGGTCAACACCGACGCTAGTCAGTTCCTTGGCGTTGTTTTGCAGCCATGATTGCATTGCTTCTGGAGACGATGCCGCAAGACGAGCGCCAGCCGCTAAGGTGCCGATAGAATTGCGCTGGTCTTCATCAATGAATCCCATGCCTTTACGAACGGATTCAATCTGGTCCGGATATTGAGTAGCCAACTGACGCAAAGCACCGCGATCACCAGACGCATAAGCATTAGCGTATGCCTGCTGAAATTCTTTCTGCCGCTGAGCCTGCTTTTCCTGCTGAAACACCCCCGCAATACCTGAAAGGCCTTGCAAAGCAGTCAGCCCAACATTGTTAGCGCCGGAACGCTCAATATCATTGTTCTGCCTGATAAGCTGAAGCGTATTGCCGATGTCATTTACGCTAGGAGCGTTTGAGTTGACGCCACCGATACCAGCCAACAATCCGCCATTTGATCCTTGCCAAGTAGCCATGATGACCCCTTAAAACAACGAGCCAAGCAGGCCAAGCCCGCCACCAATTGCGGCGCCTAATCCAGTACCAAGTCCGGGGACAATAGAGCCAAGAGCGGCCCCAGTCATAGCTCCTGAAGCTCCTCCGCTAATTGCTGTCTGAAGACCTGATGGCTTATTGGCATTAGCAGCGGCGAGAGCTGCGCTTTGCTGTGCAATGCTGCTCATGTTGTTGGCGTATGTCTGCCCGGCGTTCGCCTGACCTTGCAACGCACCAAGGCCAATGTTTGCCAGATTGTTGTAGTTGCTCATCTGGTTTGATAACCACGACTGACCGAGAGTCGGCGCAATCGTAGCCAGTTGATTGCTTGTGGCTGTCGATCCAAGTCCACCCGTTGCCTCCGCTGCAGCAAGACTCTGGTAACGCGCCTGACCTGCAAGGTCTTTATACTGCTGAGAGTTGTAATACTGATTAAGTGCCTGCCCCTGTCCTTCTAAACTGGAAAGATTCTGAAGCTGGTTAACATACTGCTCCGCAAGCGGCGTGAACGGAGCAAGGTTTTTCATGATCGTCTGCCACTGCTGATTTTGCAGGTCTGCGGCATACTTCTGAGCTTCTGCTGCATACTTTGCGCTTTTATCAGAGCTGCCACCTTTCCCGCCTTTTTCAGGGCAATAAGGTTCCTCGCCGCGCAGTTTTCTGCCCAGCTTAAATGCATATAACATGGCTATCTCCCGTGATTCAGGAAGTCGATTAGTTCTTCGCGTGTCGCGCTGTAAAACGTCACGTCATCCACGCCTTTGAAGTATTTCTTGATGGTTCCTACACGCTTAAGGCCAATCATTGCGCAATACATCTGACCGTGGCGGAATTTGCGCGCAGCGAACGATGTGACGCACTGAACGGTGGTGTTAGTCAGAATGTATCGCCAGAACGCCAGCCCGATTTCCTTGCTGAAGCCGCGAATCTCTGGCAGGTACATGGCGTGGCAATCGAATGTCAGCGGCTGAATCTCCTGATAGTAAACAATTCCGCCGAACTGCCCGTGCACGTTCACCTCAAAGTAACGGCAATCAGGTTTGTAGTCGTATCCATCACCGTTGTTGCTCCCGGCGATAATGTCAGGGTGATTTCCTACGGCTTCTATCAGGTCGATGTTTCGCGTTGGTTTGAACTGAATCATCACTGCTCCGCGATTATCTTGATGGTTGTGGCAGTAAACGCCGCACCATTTGACTGAATGGTTAACGTGCTGCCATTTGTGGCAAGAAAGCCGTCTTTATCCACGCTGAAGAACGTAGCTAACAGGATGTTATCGGTTGTTGTCGCCGAGTTACGACTGCTTACCAGTGTGTCAGGAACAGAGCCGGAAAAGGTTAGCTGCATTGACCTGTTTGCGGTTCCGCTGGGCCACGTCCCGACAATCGACAGCTTGAAGAACAGGGTTTTGTTCTCGTTGAACACAACCATCTTGTTGTTAACGGTGTCGAAGAATGGTGCCAACGCGCCGGATGACGGCGTGAGCGTTTTCAGCAGGCTAACAAGGTTGGTCGGCGCTGTCGGAATGGTTACAGATACGCCAGAGTAAACAACCTCTGACTTTTTGCGAGTAGTGGCATACTCCAGAGCATCAATGCGCGTTTCATGGTCTGAAAGCGTGTTTTGAATGGCGACAACTTCATCAGTCAGATAATCAATATCGTTTTCTGCTGTCGTTAATCGCGAATCAAGGCCGACTATCGCCGCTTCTGCGTTAGTGATCCTTGTTTCGTGGTCCTGTATCTTCGCTTCAGCCAATGCCAGTCGAATTTCGTGATCGACCAGAATCACATCCTGCTCATCGTTCCTGGCTTGTGCGTCATAAGCGCCCTGTCCGGCCTCGTTGGCCTTGTTCGCCACGTTACCAACATCAGTGCCCTGTGCGATAACGTAAAGCAGATACGACTGCGAGAAGATATTGCGTGGAAGGACTGATGTGTCGAGCCGTGTAGCCTGAATGATTACCGGCACATTGAGATTCGAATCCGCCATTACTCAATCCTTATCTGAGCGCCAGACAGAGTGACAGGTGACTTCGTGATAACGCGCAATTTGAAGCCGACATTTTTCCTGATGCGCCCGACTCGCTTCCACAAAACACGTTTGTCGTAAACGAACGGTTCATTCTGCTCAATCATCTGCTCACGACCGTAATTGATGCCGTCAGTGGTTGCAGAGAGGAACAGGCGGTCGGCGTACTGAGCCACGCCAGTGGATGACTCCACCTCCAGATCGAAGCATCTGGCGTTATCCGCTTTGAACAACGGAGTAAACAGCAGGTGTTCTTGCTGTAGCCCATACTGGCTGCTGATGTCGAATTGCAATTTCCCGGTCACGGACTCCAGCTTATCGCCGCACGTTATCTGATTGCCTTCGTAAATGAAGTCGATAGCGCGGTACACATCGTCATACAGACCTGTTTTCAGCACACACCATTGCGGACCATTGGCGCTTGAAGATGCGTCGTACACCAGAACATGGCGCGGAAGATGGATAATCAGCAGCTCATGCGCATCAAATCGCAGAGACTCCATCACACCATCAGCCAGTTCATCAGCAGTGTAGGAGCGGAGAATTTTCTCAATGCTCGCGCTGGCGATTGGTGAAACCTGACCGGATCCGATGATGTATACAGATGGCGCACCTGTTGCCGGATTGCTGATGAACGCATAGGAATCAGCGAATGGCGTTTTGCAATAGGTTCCGGCAATACCTTTCTGCACCATCAGCGATGGTTGTGCAACATACAAAGCGGCACCAACGGTGGTTGCACCAGTCAGGGAGAAATATTCAATCGTCGATGAACCAAAGCAGACGATGAAGTCTCGCCATGTTCCGATGCCGATGATACCGTCAGGCTGAGACTCGGCACGATATTGTGCGCTGTATCGGTCAGGATGTGATTCGTCTTCAAGGTCAGTGATAAACCATGAATCAGTGCCGTCTTTTGACCACGCATAACGCCCACGTAAGCGCGTAATGTCGCGGACTGAACCTAACTCATACTGCGTGAATCCGCTGTCTGTAGGCCAGTTTGAGACGGTTTTAACCGTACCATCATAGCGATACTCGACCAGTTGACCATTAACGCCTACTGCCTGTGATGTCCTACCGTGTGCCATTGATACGCGACCACTTCCGGCAACATCACCGACCTCGCTTTCGCCCTTATACAACTTGCCACCGCAAACGCGATAAACAGCATTCTGCGCCATGTTGTACTCGACACCGCGCGATACACCATTCACATCAGAACGTTTGGCAATGCCCGGGAATGAGCGAAGATATCCGCTGCTGTTAAGGATTTCTTTGGGCGTAGCCAGCATATTCACTGGCAGATAGTCGATATAGTCGGCGTTTCGAAAGTCTTTGCCGACACCTTTCATAAGCGGAAGTTGCTGAATCGGCATTTATTCACCTCACGTACTCGGATCATCTTTCTCGATGTAAAACCGATTCCACGTAAACGCGCTTTTGTTACCACTACCGCGAGGCATGTCATTTCGCCGCTCAAGTGGTGGTATTTTGGTTAAAGCGATACAGATTGTTTGATATGCACTGTCAGCAGCGGTAAGGAGAGCGTCCGACGGCTGAATGACGTTATCCATGCACACTTGCACAGCGAGTTTCAAAGCGACGCCATCATTTGCCCATGCAGGGATACCTGAATCATCGTCAGGTAACGGCATGATGCCGTTTTCTGTATCAGCAAACTGATACCCAAGCTCGATACCTTTCGCCTGCCATGCTGCCATCATGTCTTCGAGGTCATTAATGGCATCTTCAATTGCCTGAGGGTCAGCATCTGTCAACGTGGCATTGGAATACAGCCCGGCTTTTCGTAAAGCCTTTAGAACGAGATCACCCTTCGTTTTCGCCATCTTCTTCCGCCTTAGCCACTTTTTGCTTCGTTGCGGTTTCTTCAGGAGTTTTTACCCAGCCTTTTTTCAGGTGAGATTTAACTTCTTCGTCATCAACAATGATGTAATCGACGGCAAACTGACCGCAGGTGATCATGTTGCCCGGCTTATAGAGCATTGTTCGTGCCATTGTCTTCTCCCAATAAAAATGGGGCCGAAGCCCCACCTAAATTACTGCCCGGCAATAACGATGCCCGTATATTCAGGAACCAATACAGAGCAACCGTACAGAGTGGTGAAACGCGCAGTGGTTACGCCTTTGATGTGGTCGAAGGCGTAAGACATGATCAGCGTAGCGCCCTGCTCGGTGGTTGCTGTCATTACCTGTGGACCCTGACCAGTCGGGAACGCCAGTTTGCCGTACATCAGTTCAACAGAACCATCAGCCCAGAACAGGTTAGCCGGTGCGGCATTTTTGTTGAGAATGGTGATTGCTGCGCTACTTGCCGCATTAGCATCAACGTTTGCATATGGACGGCTGGCGACATCCGCGTTGTCAGGCGGCAGAATTTTCGGGGATATAGTTACTGTCGTTCCGCTAACTGCCAGAACGCGGAATACCTGCGGCTGCCCGGTGGTATCTTTGGTGATCTGGTGTACGGAATTCACCCCTGCGATGGTAAACGCATCGCCAACCTGCAAACCTTCAGCAGATACCGTAATGGTCCCCTGTCGGTTATCCACTGGCATATCGTTAACATCTTTCGCTTCAACCTTGTGCGCAGGTGCTGCTGCCAGCGTAATGGAAGTTGCTGTACCCTTCGGAACACGACCGGAAATATCTGTTTTGTAGCTATCGAAGGACGCAACCGGAGGGATCTGCGCTTTTTCGTATGCTGTCAGAGTTGCGCCCTGAGCATAAGCACGGTGACCAAGCTCGCCAGCAAGGTCTTTATAGTTGAAGGGGTTCCAGAAAGAGCGGCGGTTGATACCCTGCGGTACACCTATCGCCGTCATGGTGGCGTCAATACCTGCCGCACAGTTCCACAAATCACGGCCCTGTGTACCAGTGGTTGAGTCAGCCATTGTGATCACGTTAGTAGCACGCTGCGTGACCATGGAAATCAGGTCAGAGTCAATCTGTGCAGCAAGGCGCATACCTGCGGCGCGACCAGCTTCAGTTTTATGCTCAGGGTCACGCATTTCACGCGCATCCAGAGTATACAGAATGTTTTTCGGCTCCTTGAACACAGAAGGAACAAGGCGCTGAACCAGTGCTGTTGGCGTTTTGCTGCTGAGATCTAGGCCTTCTTCAATGTTCATGTGGTAATGCTGCGGACGATACAGAACATCGCCTGCTCGCTGCATTGCAGTATCACCGGGACGGAATTTTTTAGCGTTACGGGAAACTACGCAGGCGGCCTCAAAGCCTTCAACGTAGTTTTCGAACATGATTTCAAGGTCTTTTGCTAATTGGTTAGCCATGCTTAATGCTCCGATAGGTTATTTTTTTGCCTTTTTAGCGGCGAAATACGGCGTCCAGTCACCAGTTTCCAGCGCCTTGGCTTTCAGTTTGTCGAGGTTGTTGATTACTGCGCCGTTGCTCCCCTTAACTGTCGGGGTTGTGGCTGCCGTGGTTTTTGCTTTTGGCATGATTCTGGCCTTCGATTCGATACGTTCCAGCAGACGACCAATTGCTACGGGGTTGGTAGCTTCTGCCAGTTGCTTGCGCAGTTCAGCGTTGCGACCGAGTGCCAGAACAACGATTTCCGGCTTCTCTGACTCAAACAGGATCGCGTTTTGTGTCTCGATGGGGATTTCCTCGAGTACGGCCTGTTCTGCTTCCTGATAGCCAGGAACCTTGAGAGCCTTAACACGTTGCTGATATTTGGATAATCGCTCTTGATAGGCAGCATGAAGCTCCTGCTCCTTCTGCTTGCGAGCCATCTCCTGTTGCTGGTACTTGCCGTTATCCTCTGCCCACTTAGCCATGCGTTGCTGGTAGATTTCTTCATCGAAACCGATGTCCTCATCGTCCAGTTTTGGCATTCGCGGTGGTTGAGTGATTACCGGCTGCTGCTCGACGGGTTTCTGAGACTGACGCATCAGTTCTTTCAGTTCGCGGTCTTTCTCTTTAATCGTCTTGCGCAGGTGTTTTACCAGTCCATGCTCTGCGCCATCTTCGCTGGTTGGCGAATCCAGCTTTTCGTCACCAAAGTAGAATTCCTGTTCTGATTCGTCGTCATCAGTTTCAGTAGCTTCCTCTGCATCATTGCCGGAGGACTCACTGCCATCTTCTTTTTCGACTTCTTCAGCCAGTTCGACATCATCAGGAATCTGCTCTGACGCGTCGGTTTCGATTTCAACTTCTGGTGTGTTTTCTGCCATCTGGTCCATTTGTTACCCCTGTTTACTCGATGTTCAGCCCATCGGAAGGCAATAGGGTGCCAGGCCTCATAAAGACAGCCATTGCACGTTATGGGTTAATTACTGCTGTGGTTGTTGCTGAGTTGATTTTTGCAGGATGCTGCTGATGTCCATGCGCGGCGCATGGCCTTGCGCCTGACTTTTCAAGACAAGCTCTGCATCAGCACGGGCATTGTCTCCTTGCTGTTGCTGGAACTGTCCGAGCAGTTTCAGAGCCTCGCGGATATCAGATTTCTGCTGGCTATCGGCAGATGCGAGGATTTTCACAACATTTGCCGCAGCAACCTGAGCATCAGTCTGTGCCTGGAATGCTTTAACCTGAATGGCTGCCTGTTCGTTCTGCGCTTTCTGCAATTCAGCCTGACCAGCAAGCAGCTGACCTTGCGCAGCAACCATAGCCGGATCTGGCTGACTGGCCTGTTGTTGTTTCGCCTGTTCAACCATCTGCTGTTCTTCAGGCGTTCTCGGCTTGATAACGCCAGACAGAAGCAACTGATTGCGGTTGTATTCTTTAAGGTCCTCCATCCCTTCGCCGTCCATATTGTCGAGAATCATCGACGATACAAGGTCGTGCTTCGGCGTTCCTGGTGGGATAAGTGCCAGCATGGAAAGTAACGACTTAACCGTTGCATCACGGCGAGTAGCGAATGACTGACCGACATCGACAGTAACTTCATAGTTTCCCTGCGAAAGGTCGTTAAGCGCGATAACCTGCCCTGTCTGACGGTCAACCACTTCACCAGTCATCAGCGCCACGTCATCGCTGCCGTCCTCATTAACGATACGCATTGGCGTATCGCTGCCATAGACCTCACGCGCCATAGAAAGCCACACAACGCCAGCGCGGCGCATGGATTTAGCCATGTTGTCCATGTAGATATAGGACTGCGTGTCCATCCGGTTAAAAATGCTATCAACGGTATCGGTGGCGACGTTGCTCGGCATGTTCTCAAGCTGCGATGCACCTGTAATTTGCTGAATAGCCGTTCCGGTGTACTGCAATAGCCCGGCAAGAGCTGGAGGCATTTGTGTCGGAGGTGTCCAGCCAGCAACCTGAGCTTCTGAAATGACTGTTCCGTTTTTGTCCTTCTTGCTGGTCATAGGAAGAACTGCAGGTCTTTTCTTATTCCTCTCTGCCCAATAATTCATTAATGGGCCGGGAATGAAATCAACATCCACGATAGGAATGCCATCACCGCCAGCCTGAGTAGCGTTATCTGCAATCATGGAAACCATCAGGTTCTCAAGACGCTGTGCATCCATCGCTTTTGCAGCGTGGCCTTCGATTCGCTCCTGATTATCAACAAATGAGCGACGCCCATATACCGGGATGAGAGGAATATGTTCACCCGGAATACGCTTCGGTTCTTCCAGCCATTCAGCGCCAGACAGAAGACCGCAATAAACGCGGCGCTTCTTCACCGTTCGCTCGCCAATCAGTTCGAATGCACCATCGGTCAGCTCGTCGACAATATCTTTGATTTGCTCTTCATCATAGATTGCCGTTTCTCCGCTAACAGGGTTGCGCCACGCCGTGAGCTTCACCTTCTCTATGCGAACTTCGTAGTAGCGTCCAACATAGATGGCATCGGGCGTTGACCAGTCATATTGAGTGCCAGTGTCATCACGAGAAAGGCTTGCCGCGATGGAATCAGGGTATTCAGCCTCGAACGCTTTAGGCGTCATGGAGAACATTTCCATAGCCCACATAGCATCAGAGCGGTCATATTGCTTGCTGTCCTGATCGAAGAAGACGCATGTCGCTGGGTCGTAAACAGGAAGAAGACTGATGCGTCGCTGCTCGTTACTCGGATCCATTTCATCTTCGTAATCGGCACACATGCGGAAACAACCGAATCCGCCCGTTACGGCATCATCAAATGCGTTATCACACGCTTCGCCACCGGATGTTTCCTGATAGTCAGCGCGGAATTTGCCGTTCATCTTTTCAGCTAACGCTTCCGATGCCTTGTCGTCCTTCGGCCTGAATTTAACGCTGATGCGATTCTGTCGATACTCGCCAATGATGCGATCACATTCACGGGCAATCTTATTCAGTTCAAAGCGCGGGTAATGCTCAAACCTGCCTTCATCAAATGAGTAACCAGCGTTTGTGCTGCCTTCCCACTGTGCGCCGGACACCCGGACGAAACGTTGAGCCTCAATAATCTGCTCACGCATATCCTGCGTTGCTGACCAGGCATTATCAAAGTTGCACAGCACCTTGCGATGCCAGTCAGCCATCTTTTTTTCTGCCATATCAACCTACACCACAAGGAATTGAGTAACTGGAATAGTCGGGTTGCGAAGCCGACTCCGGGCAATGCATACACATCATCAGCGCATCAGCCAGGTTAGGAGATGGAATACCGAGCTTCTGCTTCATTTCGACCTTAGTCATAAGCTCCAGCTTCCCGTTGTTATTGAATTTGCGCTGAATCTGCGTCAGTTCTGCAAACAGCTTCTCCAGCATCTTCTCGCCTATCGCTTCTTTGTCGAAACTCAGCATGTCGTCGGGGTCTGCATACTCACCGTGGACAACCGCCCGATATGTCAGATACAGCCTGTCAGCCAGCGCGTAATAGAATTGCGCTCGCTTATTGCGGAATACATCACCAATAGTGCGAACGTTGTCACCCTGTACGACTTCATCAGCCCATGCTCCGGCCTGATACGGAGCATCTTCATCGAATGGCGATTCGCTGCCCTTGAACATCGTGGCGGTGATTTTCTTGCCGGAGAACGCTTCCGTTGTCTGTCTGCGTAGCCCGGCACCAACACCATCACCATCCCACAGGTAGTGGTCAGCGCCGTCTTCAATCGCCAGCGAAGTAGCCCAGTCAGCACCCTCGTTGATGTCCATCAGCAGACCTTCGGCAATGCGCTTAACTACCGAACCGTGACGCGATGCGTAACCTTTAGCATCTGGCCCTGTATCTGATGGGTCATGCGCAGAGACAACAGCTCCTTTCGCTTTCCATCCGAGTTTCTTGTGCGCATCGGTAGCAGCTTCAAGCCATTCACGTTTGATGATTGCCATATCACTTGCGCTTACCGGCTCACCAAGCCAGATGTGACGATACAGCGTCGGGTTTCTGCGTTTGCACTCTTCCATCTCCAGACGGAGAACTTCAGGAAAGTGCGGGTTGTCGGTGTAGTTCACCGTCAGCAGGCAAATATCATCGGGAGGATTTACAACGAATCGCTGATAGGTATCGTCGAGGATGTTTTTCGGGTTGAAGCTCACCCATATTTCAGAGAACGGCTTACGGATGGTCGGTATCAGGATATCCCATGATTCCTTCGTTACCGCTTCCGCTTCTTCCACCCAGCAGATATCAATGCCTTCGAGCGATTTAATCTTCGTCGGGTTGTTTTTTATGCCGTAGAACATGAATTCAGCATTCGTTCCGAGATGACGAATCATTGAACGCTGAATTTCAAACTCAGCCGAATACCCTTCCCGCTCGATGGTGTCTTCAAGCAACCGGATTACCGAATCGCTGATACTGTTTTGCAGTTCACGAGCACAGAGTATGCGCACAGGCTGCCGACGCGCCGCTTCAACAAGCAGTCTCGCAATTGCCCATGACTTACCGCTACCTCGACCGCCTTTGGCGACTTTGTAGCGATGCGCCTCAATGAACGGTTCAAAGATAGGATTAATCGAGGTCATTTTCCGAACAGAGTGCTCATCGGTGATGTTTCAATCTGGATTGCGCCGCCGTCTTTGCCGACAAGCTCGTTAGTTACCTTGTCGCCATACTTACGGGGATTCATTCGGGCCAGCGCCCATTTGCGGGTATCAACGCGAAGTCTTGCCTTTGCCACCTCAGCAGCATCTGGAATCGCAGTGTCAGCAATTTCGAATATCTCTTCGAAAATAGAATCAGCTCGCGCCTCAGTTGCCTTCGCGTACTTGTCTCTAAATTCGTCATGCTCTGACAGCCAGCGAAATACAGTAGCCTTTGCTGGCATGCCGGGGCGCTTGCAAACCTTAACCAGACTTTCCCCGGAGGCAAGCAGCGCACAGATATCATCAGCCACCTCCGGCAGGTAATCCGAAGGGCGACCGACATTCTTTTTCTCAGCCGCCATATTGATTATTTCCCTTCTGCTTGCTTATCCCATTCATCGCGGAATTTGGATGGGTTGTCGAAACCTTGAGTTGCCATGTTTATGCTCCGGTAGTGAACAGGTCTAACGCTTCCTTCGATTTACGCACCGCTTCAAATGTGCGGATCGTGATATCTGAATTAGCGCCACCTGACTGGAAGTGAATTTTGAATAGCTCAAGCTTCAGCTCGTCAGTGCCAATGAACTGAAATGCTTCTTCTGCGGCTGCGTTCTGGTTCATGACCAGTTTGTAAATCTCTAACTGGAATTTCTGTTCTTCAGTCATGGGAATAATCTCTGCCATTGTTGGCTCCGTTTATCCGTTAAAAGGGATATCAGTTAAGTTATCCCGTGTAGGGTATAAGCCATTATCAAAGCCACCAGTAGATGGGCTTTGTAATGGAGAGCCGTTGTGAAAGTGGCTCTCAGACTGTCATTTTTTCCCTTTCTGTTTACCTGCCCACTGTTTTGCAATGTACAGGCAGTCATCGAAAATTCGGCCTTTTCTGCTGGCTTGTGAACAACGGCGGTAATGTTCCACCGCCATGTCAGCGCCAGTCATAGCCGCGTTTTGGTCGTATCCAAGCTTTATTAACTCGGTTGTTACATTTTTATGTATGAAATCAATCGGAGTCATGCTGGTTTACCATCAGGGAAATCCCCCATGTCACATAGCTTGAACTGAATCAGATCCTTCACAAGCTGCTCAGCCTTTTTAATGGCCTTCTTCTCTTTCTTCCGACGAGTCATGAGAGCGCTACCTGCTTGACCGTGCATTTCAAATGAGAACTTCTCAGCAGCCGCGACACGGTTTTGCATTTCGCTGATTGCCATATCGGTCAGGCCAGAGAAATCGAGGAGGTTAATGTCCTTCCCACCCTCAAGCTCAGTCATGTGGTCATACACCTGCGCCTGAAGCTCATAGCTGTAGCTCATTGCCATGAGGCAAGCTTCACGCTTGGGAAAATTGCAAATATCCCTCTCCACAACACCACCTGTTCCGTTGATATAGGTATCAGTTGCAAAAAATTTTGCAGCTGCATCCCCGAGAACCTTGGGTACTTTCTTCATGAAACTGCGGTGTTCGAGTTTGCGATATTTCTTACAGGGGAACGCAAGCCCCTCCGCCTCCGCTTTGGATTTCCGATCAGCATTAATGTAATCCACCATCTCAAGACTGCTCATGGTCGGGTATTCGCCAGAAGGAAGAACGGTTAATGATTTGTTCATGTCGGTATTTCCTTTAGAAAGTTGAGCCTGTTCGCACAGAAAAGCCGTCCCCGAGAGGTCCTCACCTATACGGCAGTTCTCAGGCTCAGCTTTCTGAAAGACTCGGGATTGTTACGCGCTGCGATACGCTGTGAAATTCAGATGTAAAAAAAGCCCCGCATCGCGAGGCTCATTAAATTGACTTTGTGATTTGCAAAAAAATTTATTTCAGGCACTGAGTCCTGATGTACTCCTGCAGGTAGTTAACCTGCGCGGTTATCCTGTCGATTCCACTTCGGAGACGGTAATAATTGAGTTCAGCATCTGCTGTAAGTCCTGGGCTTTCTCCATCGCCCATGCTGCTGGCTCCGGTCGTTGACTTTGCACAGGTGGCGGCGACTTGCAGGCGCTTACGACCAGCAGAAACATCAGCCCGGAGACTTTCGATAGTCGCGTTAGCATCAGCAAGCTCCTTTGTATATCTGGCGTCGAGTTCTGCTACATCACGTTGACGCTTCTGCATGTCAGCGATTGTGGATGCGGCCTTATCGCGCTGCTCTTTGTAGGTCATGGCGTTATCACGGTAATGATTAACCGCCCATGACAGACAGACGATGATGCAGATAACCAGAGCGGAGATAATCGCGGTTACTCTGCTCATACCTCAATCTCTCTGACCGTTCCGCCAGCCTCTTTGAATTTTGCAATCAGGCTGTCAGCCTTATGCTCGAACTGACCATAACCAGCGCCCGGCAGTGAAGCCCAGATATTGCTGCAACGGTCGATAGCCTGACGAATATCACCGCAATCAATCATGGGTAAAGCACCACGCTCTTTAATCTGCTGCAATGCCACAGCGTCCTGGCTTTTCGGAGAGAA